CAACCAGAACTTATAAACCCACAATTTGGAGGACAAGAAAATTGTGATGCAGTGTAATAATATATTAACGATGAACAGTCTTGTACAGCTGTTAAAGTATTTCCATCCCAATATCTAACTTGTCCATTATAAGCATAATAGTTGATAGGAGGAATCCCTGTTCCATCACTATTATTCCAAATTTTAGTTGCAGTTTCAAAAGTCTCTGTTGAAAGAATATAAATAATTCTAGGAGTGCCTGAATTACAAGCATTTGTTGCAATGTTTGAAGTTGCAGAATTATATGGTGTATAACCTGCAGCACAAATTGTGGCAGGAGAAAAGTCAACAGGAACTTCAGATTTCCAATATCTTGAACTGTTCCCATCAGAGTAATATCCTGTAGGAGCAAGAACTGAAAGAGTGGAATCTGCATACAATCTAGTTGCATTTACAAAAGTACTAGGAGATTGTACATAAAAAGTAGATTTTGAAATGTCACTACAAGCTGCCCCTGCTGTTAAACCTTCTCCTAGTAAAATAGGAGTTGCAAAAAGACAAACAGTGATAGCAAACATATTAGGTGCTTGCCATTCTCTGACATTTACCCCATCAGAATAATATCCATTTCCAGCGAACACAGTTAAAGATGCATCTGTATAAAGAGCAGTCATTGTGTCAAAAGTTTCTCCTCCTTGTACATACAATGTTTGAGAAGTAGCAGAACAAGCCCCAACAGAAGTTCCTCCTGCTTTTAAAGTAATAGGAGAAGCATTTGGGCAATTTACACTAGATGTAAAAGCTTGTCCATCCCAATATTTTGCTATAGCATCAAGAGAATACCATCCTATAGGTGGGACTCCTGTTCCATTATTGTTCAGCCATATTACAGGTGCTGTTGCAAAAGTATATTGATTATCATAATAAATTAATTTTCTACTTACATATCCACAAGCTCCATTGGAAGAAGTACTGAAACCAGCATCTCTTCCAATGTAAACAGGTACATAAACTGCAGCATTTATTGTTATACTTCCCATAGCTTCTGTTATTAATCAATTGACCAAATTCCATCACTATCTTGTGCAGCGTATGTGAATACATCTGAGTCAGCAAGATTAGTGTTAGGTGGTGTAAATATTAATGGATATTGTGCAAATTGTGCAGCTGTTATCACTTGCCCTACTACTACATCAACTCCATTCCATTTTAAAGTACCTACAGGAAGTCCTTGTAATAGGCTAGTAATTTTAATAGCCTTAATAGGAGTAGCTTCAGGGTCACTATAAGGAAACTCACTAATAAGAATATTTCTAGGAGTTCTATTAGGAGTAGTTAAAATAGCATTTCCAGTTGTAGGTGGCTTATTAATATAAGCTCCTGTATTTATAGTAACAGTTCCAAGACTAGAGTCAATTAATTCTTTTACAGCATTAATGTCCACCCCTAGTGCAGTTATACAACAAAACAAAGATTCAGTTTTAAATTTACCATTTAAATAATCTACATCCACTTGTAAAGTTAGACCTGACAATTCTTGAAAATATAAGGCTAGGTAATTTAAAGCTAAAAGTTGTTTAGTTAATTTTTCATTGAAACTAAATGCACCTGCAATCCATTCTTCTCCAAGAGAGCAGTACATAGAAGGTACTGTATAACAAAGAGCACTTTTAGCTGCAAGTTGTACATAGGTATTATATCGAGGACTACTAAGAAGAATATACATTTCTGTTCTTGTCTTAGCAGTTAAAAGGGCTTCACAAGGTTTTGCACTTACATCTTCACAATCAGCACATCCACAATTACAAGTGCAGATTACTGTAAAAATATCTTCAATTAAAGCTAATTCAAGATTTTGAAAATAATTGATTCTAAAAGTTTCAACATTTGAATCTACAGAATCAGTTAATTTCATTTCATAAACAGAGTCCACAGTTAAAGGTAATGTGTAAGATGCCCCTGCTGCTAAACTTCCTGAAGAAACCTCAGCTGTTTTAGTAGTGCAATCATTAATTGTTTTCAAGGTGTATGCAAAAGTGTTTACACCTGTATTTTTTATCGAATAAACATCCTGTTTGAATGTTACACTATAGTTTATCATTACAAAAGAGTTTATTAGTTCACACAAATTTAATAATAAAAAAGAAGATATGTAAAAAAGGGGAGATATAATTCTCCCCTTATTTTCATTCATATCTAGGAAGATATTACAATCCTGAGATTCTTTTAACTGCAGTTAAAACAGCACTAGCAATAGTGTCATTTGCAGCAATAATAGTTCTCTCGAAAGCAGTGTCTTCTCTCCAACCAGAGATAGATTTTTGGTCATAACTGATGTTCACAATACTGTATTGTCCTGTTGGACTAGCAAAATATTGGAAACCATTTCTAGTTAAACCATCAGCATAAGTTCTGTATGGACCAGGTTTTCCATTCCATCCTCCAGCTTCATACTCTAATTGTTGCACATCGTATCCTGAACCTTGTTCGTACACCATTGCAGTAGCAATAACAGTAGGAGCAAATCCATCAATAGGAGTTACAATTATTTCAGTTTGTCGTGGACTAAAATAGTTCAAGTTGATTGAACAGAAAGTTTCTAATGCCTGAGCATTAACTGTTAAAATCAATTTACCTGCTACATATCCTGGCGTACCTGCTGTACAAGCATCTGCAGGGTCTGTTGCTGTAGGAGCAATTTGAGTTGCAGTTACAACACCATCAGGGTCACTGTTGATTAAATTAACCAAAGAGGTCAATATATCAGCACAATTTCCATCTTCGCAAGTTGTGTCACAATCAACACATTCAGAAGTTGGTACAAGATAGTTTTTAACTACTTGGTTGTAACCATTAACTCTGTATGCTTCTTGATTTCTGATTTCGATTTTAACACCAATTTCATTACCACATTGGATAACTTTCAAGTCATTGTTTGTTACCATTTGAACTGGTGCAACATAAGCTTGTTTGTTAACATCAACGGTGTTTTTAGGATTGATGTGTGTTCCTGCAGATTTATTAATATCTCTTTGCCCTTTTAGGTTGTTAATACCTACTGCAAAGTAGTATGGAGTGCCAACTGGAACAGTTGCAGGGTCCAAAGGAGTGTTGTCTGGATATGAATACATACCCAATGTTCCAACAGCTAAAGAGCTTAAAGCTGCAGGAGCAGCATTTGCTACAAATGTTGTAGGAACTAATACTTGAAATACATCGCCTTGTCTGCTCATAATTTCTAATTTTTAATAATTTAAGACTAGTAAATTACAATTGATTTAATTGTAGTTTACCCATTTTTACTTGTAAATCAGGAATTTGTAAATCACCTGTTGTGATTGCAACTGCTAAATCTACTATCTCTCTATGAGTTTCAATAGGTAAGTCGCAATTTACATTTGTTGTAAGGACTGCTCCTGTTAGGGTTTTATAAGAACCTCCAGGAAAATCTTCACAATTATTCACAACTGCAGGAATTTTAATGTAACTAAGCAAAGCTTCTTCTACAGTAAATTCTCCTTCTGTGTAAATTTTAATTCCTGCTTGGTAGAATCTTATGTTAACTTCTCTCCAATCAAATGAAGATTTATCAAACACACTTGCAGTGAAATTGTCATCATGTTGTCTTACAAAAATCTTTTGAGCTTGTACTATACAACTTCCTTTCTTCATCTTCATACTATCCATACTAACATAGTAAAGATAGTCTATTGGTAAAGCAGCTAAGTAGTGTTCACTATCTAAAGCTGTTAAAGTTAAAGATTTTGTGTCTGTAACAATAGACCTAATATCATCTGTAATTCTACTACTTATTTCAAAACCTAGATTAATTTTAATCTTTGGCTCTGCCACAATTTTAACAAACAAATCTATAGCCTCATTTAGCTTCCAGTCAATTTCAGGAACTTTTAAATTCCTGTATTGCTGAGAATCTATCTTATTAAGCTTTTGCTTAAAGTCGTAGTGCATTTCTCTAATGTTCATTTTCCTTGTGTTTTAAATGAAAAGTTACTTATTTAGTTTATCTAAAATAGAAACCTTCATCATTTGATTTTGTGGGTCTTTGAACCAATCAATTGTACTCTCAAAGTCAAACCCTATTTTATCACTAAGATAGAAAATAGATGTACCTTCTTTAGTTAGAATATTTCTCTCAAGAGCTTCTAAAACAGCTCCTCTGATAGATAATTCTTTCTTATCCATTTGTGCTTGGATTAAGAAATCATCTACTCTATTTTCAATAAGTTCATCAATTTCTATGTCAATGAAATTTTGGCTTCTTCCTTTAACACTTTTTCCAGTCAAAATTTGTACAATGTTAGCTTGTGCAGCTTTATCCAATTCAAGAGAAATCTTAGTAGCTTTCTTTTTCTTTTGGATTCTTGATGCTTTAATTCCTTCTTCTTCACTCTCATCAAAAATAACGTGAGTAGCTTCAGGAAACAAACCTTCATTATATTCTTTTTGACTATTTGCCACATATTTTGAAGCTTTCATCACTTTTACTCTGACAAAATCTAATGCCTTTGAATCATCAAGAATCATAGTTGCATTTTCCAACTTTATTCTCCCCATTTTAGAACCCCAAAAAGGGTGTGGAGCATCTTGATTAAAGGTATTTGATAAATCCACTCCTAACTTTTTGCCGTATTTATCAGCTTCTTCTTCAGTTAGGCCAGTAGCATAACCACCTAAATTGTGGTCATACAATGCTTCAATCGTGTGTGGCTGTGTAAAGGCTTCTTTACCTTCTTTTCCATGCCATCTTGGTATATCCAATGGTCTAATTTCAACTAATGCCATAATGCTTGTTTTTAAATTAATACATTTATTTAATTGGGTAATGCTATTTTTAAAGTGTAGTTAACTTGTCTGTTAAGGTGTATGTAGGGAGAACTCAATCTCCCATTCATACTGGTAATCAAACTAGCAACATACCCTTATTTTGTTCTAGGTCTAAAGATAGGTTTAGGTTTACTAGTAGTTGTTCCTGTTTTAGGTTTTCCACATCCACACCCCATATTTTTAGTTTTTTAAATTAAATAAACCTTGCTCTTAATGAGAGCAAGGTTTTTAGTATTCTTCTTATTGGCGAGATAAGATGAGTTCTCCACATCTACCAACATCTTCTACGTGCATACCTGACATTTTCTCAACATGCATTTCATAGTAGTTACCAGAGTGACTCATTAGTTTACCATCATTTGGTCCATAAGGATTAGTCAAACCTGCAACATACCCTAGTTTATAAGATTTGTTTTTGTTGACAATTCTACAGTTAGATGATTTTCCACTTCCTGAGAAGTCTAAGAATGTGATTCTTTGAGATTCAATTGGGTAGCCTGTAACAGGGTCTAACTCAAAGTTTACCTCTCTATCATCATACAATGGATTGTGAATTAATTCTAATTCAGCACCATTGGCCATTCTATATTTCACGAATTGATACCCTGCAGAAAGTGCATTGGTATTGTATTCAGAAGAAGTTTTTTGCATAAACAAATTATCAACTACTTGGATGAATCCAGTTTTGGAAGCCCAATCTTGGATGGCATTATGGAAACCAATCATACCATACTCCCCTGAGTATCCTTTAATTTGTCTTTGTGCACCTGGTTTAACTCTTGAGTAGAAAATACCCATTAGGTATTCTTCAATAAGTTTTGCAGACAAGAAGCTGTATCGTTGGATATGAGAATCCTCTAATTGTTCTTGTAATCCAGGCCCTGTTCTTAATGGTCTTCCATTAGCTGAAAGAACAGTATCAGTACTTCTTGAGTACCAATATCCTCTTTCAATTTCACGATACCATTGTTGCCAATACTCTACTTCAGCATATTTAACCCAACTGTCGTGGTAAACACCATTACTATCAGGAATTTTAACTGCCAAAACTTCGTCGTGAGCATCTCCAGTTACTTTATATTTTTTTCTGAAACGAGACATTCTGTTTTCCATAGATACAGGCAAACTGTATTGAGTGCTACCAGATTGTGTTTCTGCTTCAGAATATTGGGCATACAGTTTACCCCATTGGGTTCCTGCTTTAAAATACACTGCAGGTACAGAAGCTTGTGGGTTGTCACTCATCAAACGAAGTACATAAATTGTACCTTTTCCTGATGGAATACCTTCTTCTTGTACACGACATTGATATTTTTTATTAGTTGTTCCAGGAGTGATAATATCTCCAGGCTCATACCAATTCTCATCCAATTTCAACTTAAAAGTTGAACGGAATCCTCCTTGTGCAGTAGAAACACCTAAGCTGTCCAAAACCACAAGTGGTCTTGTATTAGCTCCACGCATATCCCATTCCCAAGTGCTTGAGTTGGTATTTTCTTGTCTTCCCTCTTTAATAGCCATAGCTGTAAAAGGGTTATCTGAATACATTTGGGAAGTAAATAACTGCCCAATTTTGGATTCAAATTTGTCTGGCTTCGCAATAAGAGCTTTACCCAAGTGATTGAGTTCAGTCATATTAGCATGCCAAGGCATCTGTTTGGTAATTAAAGCACTACCTACAACTCCATTAGCCATAATGATTTGATTTAAAGTTTAATAATTATTTTTAAAAAAAGTCTGCTAAACCTCTTTTTTTACCTTCAGGTTTTCCTGAGCTTTTTAATTCAGGACCTTTTTTTCTTTGCAAATCTTCTTTAATCTTCTTTGTTTGTGCAGTAGTCTTAGCAGCAACTACATCACTCACATCAAAGTCATTACTCAATAATTTAGCCAAAACTAACATTTTCTCTTTATCTGCTAAAGCTGTTCTAAGCTTTTGTTGAAAAGGAGTCACATACATATTTTGACCTACTTTTATTGATGGTTTAGTAATAAAAGAATGAAGAGCTTTTTTTTCAGCTGGATTAAATTTATACCCATCAATCTCATCAGTATTATCTAATGTTTCTTGAACAGTATTAATAAAATCTTTTCTTTTTTGTTCAGCTTCTTTGGCATCTAATTTAGCCTTAGTTTGTAAAGCTTCTTTTTCTTTAGCCTCTTTTTCTTTAAGGTCTGCATCTATTTTAATAGCATACTTTTCTAGTTTTCCACTTGTCTTGAGCCACTCAATCCTATCATCTACATCTTCAGGGTCTAAACCCTCAACATTCTTGTAGTAATATCTGCTAACTTTTTCTTGATGAACTTCATCATCCAAGTCTCCTTGTGGAACTTCAGTATTTGCTGCATAAACCTTTAGAAATTCTGCTGTTGAACCACCATTCTTTTTAAATTTTAAGAATGCTGCACCTTCTTCATCGAGTTCCTCCATAAAACCTTTTATAGATTCCTCAACTCTAGCTTCTATTTCTAATTCCTGTAATTCAAAGAACTTTTCTTTATCTACCACAGTCCCTTCTTCAAGGTCTGTTTGAAATAATCCTCCCTCTTTTATTTCTGCATAGAGGTCAGCATATATATTTTCAGAGGCTTTTGTAGTTTTAGTAGAATTAGGCATAAAGTTATCTTTATCCTCTTCTTCCTCTTCTTCCTCTTCTGTTGATGAGTTTCCAAACCAAACTTCTTCCTCATCTTCATCTTCATTGTCATCGAGTTTTTTAGAAGTTTTTTTAAAACCTTCTTCCTCGTCATCTTTTTCAATTTTTACTACTTCTAGAACATTTTCCATTTCTGTTCTATCTTCACCACTACCTTTGATTCCAAAAAAATCAGATGAATTATCATCCCATTTAAAATCATCTAAAGTGCTTGAAGTTTGCTCTTGTTCTTGGGTTGCTTTTTCTGTTGCCATAACTTTGTTCAAATTTAAGATTAAATATTAATATAATTCAAGTTTCAAACTTAACAATTTCAAAATAGTTCCTTATAGCTATTTTTAATTATTAGTTCCTTTTGGTTGAGAAACTTTTTTCTTTTCTATTGCTAACTTCTCTTTATCGTATTCTTTTTGATGTTCAAACTTATTTTCATCTAAGTTTTGTTTTCTTGCTTTCAAGTCAGTTTCTATTCCTTTTTGATAAACTTCCATCACATCAGGAGTACCATCTTTATCAAGGTCTTTGTCTTCATTAAATCCTAATGAAAGCATAGCTTGTTTTTGAAGTTCTCTTTCTGTTTTCTTATCTTCTATCATAAGGTCAGTTTCTCTGTCATAAGCTTTGAGTTCCATTTCGTGTTGTCTAGCAGCTTGCTCATTCTTACCTTGCTCTTGTATAGCAGCAATTTGAGCTTGTTGAACTTCTTGTCTTTTTCTAGCTTCAGCATCTTCAAGTTGTTCTTCAGCTTCTTGAGTTCCACCTGCTCTTACAACTTTAATTACATCAGAAAGATTAATAGATTGGGCTTGCATTGCAGCATGTGCCATTTGTTTAATAAGTTCAATAGCTTCGTGAGCTTTAGCTGTATTAGAAATATAAAGGCCAAAGGTAGAACTATCTAATAAACCTGTATCTACAGTTAACATGTGTCTTGTCATATCATCTGCAGCATAGGCCAACATCACATTTTCATTTTCTGAATATGATATTTTACATTGTTCTACAAGAGCTGTAAGTACATTTCTTTTTACATGATTATGTAAGTCGAAGTAAGGTTCAAGAATATCTGTAGCTGAAGAAACATTTTGTTGAGTGTTAGCTACAGAAGCTGAAGTTGCAATTCCTCCTAGCATTGAATCCTCTAGTCCAACAGATTTTCCACATTGTTTATCAATATAATCAGCTAATTCAATATATTTTTGAATATCTGAAATCAAAGACATATTAATCTCTTTGGCCATATTGGTTACATCAAGACCTTTGTTTCCTTCTTCATTTGGATTTACCCAACCAATTTTAAGAGCTTCAGCATAATATAACCATTTTTCAATATCTATACCTGCTGACCTTGGAATGGCATTTATGTTCATTAACATTAATTTACCCTTATCAGAAGCTAGGAGCAATTCCAATCTATACATAATTATATTATAATAGTATTGCCATACCTTCATTCTGTCCATAAGGGAAGTTACCTCAGAGTTGAGGTTGTCAAAAGAGGCTCCATAGTAAGGAAGTTTACATTGAAACATATTATTTAAATCTTTAAATTGACCTTGCACAGGTCTCATAAAGACATAAACATCATTCATTAAATTGTAAGTTTCATAAACTTCTGGAATCCATTCCCATTCAACTTTAATATCTCCAAGACTTTTATTGAGTTTATAATCTTCGGAAACTTGAGTCATTTTTTCTTCTCCTGTTTTAAGGTCAATGGAGGTAAGAAATCCAACTCTTCTTAGGTCTTTCCAAACAGAGTGGAATACACTAAGAACATTAGAGGCTTTATTTGTAGTTTCATTAAAAGTCCACTCTCCTTCATAAATTTGAGCACCTCTAAGGGAGTAATTATAAACTGAATCAATTTCTGAATCAGATAATTCTTCTCCAAACATTGCAATAACTTGAGAGGGTGTCATTCTATATTCACAAATTGCCCACTCCCCATCTTCAATAAAATCTACATCTGGAGATTTATCATAATCAAATCTAATAGGATTTGTAACTAACATACTAGGTTTCCCTCTTGTTTGCCCAACCCAATAAACCATATCCCCTGAAAGAAGTCCGTGTTTTAAACCTTTTTCAAATTTTCTTTTTACATCTTGTTCTTGTTCAACTATATTTAAAAGTTGTTGCATCATAGCCTCAGCAGGGTCTTGATGTTCTCTCGCCATATATTTTTTAACTTCAGGAGGAGTCATTGCTTCCAATTCCTGTGCTATTTGTTGTTGAACTTGAGCTTGTTCTTCTTTACTTAATTCTCTTCCTTTTTGTTGTTGTTGATATTTTAATTCAATTTCTTGTTGTATAGGAGTCATAATACTACTCACTACATACTCTTTTATTAAATCAAATTCTGCTTTTTCTTTTCTAGTTGTTGCTTCTTCATTAACAGCTACTACAGTATAAGAAAAAGGTCTCTTCATTTCCATCCCAAGTAATTTTTTTATTCTTGTGGAAACTATATCTTTATTTGAAAAACTCGCAGGTAATTCCCCAGCTTGTGCTCCAAAAGGTTTTACAACATACTCAAAGTCTCTTACATCAATTATCCCATTGAACAAATCATAGTTTACTTTTTTTCTTTTATACTCTGAAATTTGATTATTGTAAGTAGCATTGGTAAAGGCCAGACCTCTAATATTATTAGCTCTGTCCTTAAACCATTGGCCATCGTGGGCATTTTTTTGTGCTAGTGTTAGTCTAACTCTTCTACTACTGTGGTCCATGTTTAAAAGTATTAATATACAAATTTAATTTAATTTCTTTTAAAAAGAGATAAATTAGCAATTTCTTTTGCTAGGTCAGTTTGTGTACCACTTTCTTGATACTCTTTTCCTAATTCATCTTCTTCTACTTGAAAGAGTACTTGCATAAGTGCCATTACCCTATCAAAGTTTCCTTTTTTATTATATAAAATTAATTCTTCAAGTAATCCTATATCAAATATATAGTCCATATTAGTTTGAGCATCTCCATTTTCATCAAAATCTCTCTCCTCTAATAGCCACTGTTTGATATACTTAGCACCTGCGTCTTTAAGCTTTTCATTCATGTGGCAACCATATATTCTAGCTACCTTTGAATTTTTAATATTTTTACTAATTACTCCATCAGGTTGTGCAGCAAGTAAATGTAATTTTTTCCTTCTTTCAAAGTATTTCTTAACATCAGGAACTTCATTTTCATACATTATTTCTGCATTATAAAGTTCAGCTAACATTTCAGCTATTCTATTTGCAGAGTCTGCTGTGGCAGGTCTTCCTACATAACAAGCTACAATAATATTTCTGGAATAATTTCCTTTTTGAACTGTTTTATAAACATAAATAGCTGCTAAAGATAGTCCTGTTGTTTGGTCTTGTCTATAAGGGTCATATCCTATTTTATATAATCCTTTAGGAGGGGAGGATGGAAATTCATAAATAATAGGACAACCTGTTAAATCAGAATCTTTAACTTTATAATGTGTAATAGGGTTTAGTTTATTTACTAAATCAGGTTGAGCTAAAATTCTTCCATTTTCTGCTCTTGATAAAGTTACAGGTGTCCCTTTAATCAACATTAATTTCTCTCTAACAACTTTGTTTAATTGGGCTCTTAATTCTACTACAGGAAAATCATTAGTAGATACAGTTAAAAAAGCTTCTGATGGACAAAGGGCAAATTCTTGAATATGTTTTTGGTAGGCTGTACTGTTAGTACTACTCTCTAAAATAGTTTTCCTCCTAGCCATTTCAAACTCAGTAGCTGCCTGCAAGTCTGAGTTTCCTTGTTCATCATAAAATCCTTCCAAGTTTTTATTAACAGGATGGAAAAATCCACACATAGAGTTTTCAGCATTTTCATCCCAAGTATTTACAAAAGGCATAATGCCATAGGCTACTGGATTATAGAACATATCAGCAAAATCTACTGTGCCTGATTCCATATCCCCACCTGTACCAAAAATAACTATTTGTCCTGTGATGTAAATTCCAGCAGTAAGTGCTGGTTTAATTGCTGCAAATGAATCCTTTAAATTAGGGAAAGCTCCTGCTTCTTCTAATAGGACAAGTATCCCATCTTTTCCCCTTGCTGCATCAGCATTATCTTTAAAGGTTAGGGCGAATACCTCAGACTGATAACCAGACTCGATATCCACCCCATTAATTTTCTTTCTGAAAGAAGCTTTCTTATGGTCTTGTTTGTCAACATAATCTCTTGACTTTCTCCACCCAGTAAACTCATTTAAAAAGTTCAAGTAGTCACTTGTCATACCCATTGTTCCCTTTGGATAAAGAAACTTCTTTTCAGAAGCTCCAATGATAACCTGAGCTTTTCTTTCAGTATTATAATAGTTAGCAGAAATTGCTCCATTCTTGTAACTATAACCTTTCCTTCTTGATTTTCCAACAATCATGTGAAAACCTCCCATTAAAAAGTCTGGATGAGGTGTTACTCCTAGCCTTAAATCAGCTAAATCTTCAGTAGAAATACCATTCCTAGCAATCTCCAAAGACCAGAAGTAGTCATAATCCCCATCCCAAAAATCAGGGAATGTTGTGACTTTTTTAGATGCCTTTTTATCAGTGGTAAGTACAACTTGTATTTGACAGAAATTTAGATACATATAATGATGACCAGTTATTCTGTGACCATCAACTTCATATCCTTCTTTACATCTTTTAAGTTGTTCTTCCCAATAAGCCATCCATCCTGCTGTGCCCCAATAATCAGAACAGAAATAGCCATACTTTTTGAATCGTATGGCTTCCTTTCTAAAAACAGATGTGTCTAACCACTTTCCATTTTCATCTCTAATCTTAGTTTCTGTCAGTTCTTCTGTCATGTTGTTATCATTTCTTGAAGTCTTAAAATTTCATCTCTATGATAAGCACACTTTTCATACTCTTCTGATTCTTCACATTTTTTAAGAAGCTCTTTATGATAGGCAATCTTATTTTTTATATGCTCAGTAACCTCTTGTGCAGTTATCATATCCATAAAATTTTAGGTTATAATATTTTTAAATCTGTACAAAGTCTGAGCTATAAGTTGATTAATACTGTCAAATTGATTTAGTAAATAACCTTCTGAACTTCCTGCCTTTACTTCTTCAACTTTAGCATATAAAGTTTTAAAGTATCCTGTGGGATTATCTATTGCAGTACTTTCAGGAACTTTAATCTCTGTAATTTCATTCAATCCCATATAACTTTCACAAAGAGTGTCCACCATAGGTAGAATTTCTTCATAAAATACACTAAAAGCATTATGTCTTGCTAGTGTTTTATCTTTCTGTAGAAGATGACTAATATGTGCATCATTTCTAGCTTTAAACAATAAGGCAACTAAATCCTCAACACAACATTTTTTCACAATATTTGTTGTTTTTACACTTGACTCCTCTTCATCCTCAAAGAAGCTTGCCAAACTTTTTTTATCTCCTGCCATTTTTATTGATTATTAAATTATGTTTCAAAATGATTTATTTCTTTGTTACCAACTGTCTTCATACTTTCAAACAATTGTTCATTTACTTTTTCTTCTAATGCATTTAAAGTTTTCATTACCTCATAAGTATCCCTTAAGGCTGAAGTAATCTCTCTTGGTTTATACATTGGCATACCTGTCCTAGTATTAATAGTGGCCATATCAAATGTATTAAGCCAATTCATCATTTTCTCTGCCCCTGCTTTAGCTGCAAGGTAGTATTGAATAGTAGGAGAAGCTTCTATTCTTAGTTTTTCATAGAGTTCAATGCCCTCCTTTATCAATGAATCTTCTACAAAGTTAATATAATCTTCTTTATAGACAGCTTCCCCTACTTTTATTTTTCTTATATCTTCAGCAAACCCTTTATAAGGATTACTTTTTTTATAACTACAACAAAACTCTATATAAGTAAAAGTTCTTATTGCTTCACTTTTTTCAGGAATTTTATCTCTTTCCCAAATCTCCTTATAAGGAGAAATTATCAATGCGTGTATTGATGGTTTTACTACTGTTCCTTCTACTACAAATAAATCCATTATTTCTTTTTGTAAATTGTTGCTTTTAATTCCAGTCTGAAATGTTCTTTATTAGTCCATACATTTATTATCTTAAAAGTATTGTATTCTCCATTTTCCATTTGAGGAGGAACTGCTGCTGGAGTATAAGTTACTTGTATTCCTTCTTTTATTTCCTTTGGTACAGAACATCCACAAGAAGAGCTCATATTCTTAATTTTAAAATTGTCAGGTAAAGGTTGTTTAAATTTAAAAAGAACAGTTTGACTAGTCTTTTCAGGTACTCTACCTAATTCAATTACTTCAGTTTCCCACATTTTCTTTAGCTTTTTTTGGGTAATAATGTTTTAACTGTCCTCTTTTTAACCACCATAAAAATCCTGTGATAGGGTCAAGAGCAGGAACTCCTGCAGAAAATCTCTTCCAATCTTTTCTGTTCATCATTGTAGGATAACAAGGTTTATCACAAGCTTTGTTAGCCATTTGAAGATGTGGTGTCTGACATCCACATATAATACAGCTTCCTTGTTTATAACATTCCTGGTCCATCTCTTTAATTCTCATCTCAATTTGCTCTTTGATGTGAATTGGCAATAAAAAGGACATCCTCCTAGAGTTATAAAGAGCATATCTTACATTTCCTGTGATATAAGAGATAATATTCTTAATGTTTATTGGTGCTTTCATTTATTTACTTTTTAGATAACATTTATAAATTTCTTTTACTATCCAATCAAGCAGATAAGCCTGTGGTTCATCATTCATTGCATCAGGCCTAGCACCAAAAGAGTTCATCATTGTATTACTTGCATGAAATGCTTCGTGTGCTATAGTGGCTATTAACTCAATTTCCCAATCTTTTTTGAATATTTTTTTATGTTTTCCTACGTTAATAATGATTAAAGTAGATGCCCCTCTTTGCTGATTAAACCCTAATACACTATCTGTTTCATCAAAATTATTAAAATATTTTTTATTTATCTTAGGTAAGTCTATTATAAAATCATCAGTAATAACTATATTTAAGTTAACAGCATAAATAGGAACTTTTATAAATTTTGTTATCATTAAGAAGATTTTCTATCTTGTAAGATACTACCTAAATGTCTCCAAACCTCATCAATAGCTCTGCTTCTAGCTATCTTATTTCCAATTTCAGAGTTGAATAATCTAGGGTCAACTACACCAGAGTAACCAATAATCTCGTGACCATCAACTAAGGTGAAATGACAGATGGAGATTTTCTCACCCATCTTCATATACAATTCAGTTTTAATACAATTCTCCACTTCTTGAGGAGTTACTTTGTTTCCTTTGATTCTAATTTTTGCCATTTTGTTTTAGTGTTTCTAGTATTTGATTTAATTCATTAATATTCTTTAAACTATATTCTTTACCATCAAGAATAAAGTTAGGGTCTTCTCCAAAATTAAAAGGATAAAATTTACCAACAACAACATCATTTAACAATAAGTCAGCTTCCTCTGTAGAGTACACTTCTTCCACTTCATAAACTTCTTCTTCTGTACCATCATCATTAAGAATAACATCAACAAGTACTTTTCTAGGACCAAGGTACATCCATCTCACACCATACCCTAAACTATTAAGGTCTTCTGCAGAAAGATAGGCTACCCTTAAATCCCCATTGTGCCATATCCTCCTAGCCTTTCTATGGTCATCAACAACATAAGGTTCCCACTCATAAGTGTCATCATTGTAAATTTCACATTTAAATCCAGTGATTATATCAGTCTTTTGTGGTTTATAATATCTCATATTAATATCTTCGTTTAAATCCTTGTCTTTCTCTAGTACTCCTTTTATCTCTAGGAGGAGGTTCAACCTTTCTCTCTTCTGTTTTACAGTCAAATATTTTAGGTCTTTTAAAACTCCAACTTACTAATCCTGTAATAACATTATAATTAAAGTATATCATACTTTTAGTTTTTTAATTATTTCTGCAAATTTCAACATATAATCATAATTAGGATTTTCTTTATGTATAAACTGCATTCTTGCGTGTATCCACTCTAAGTGTAATATTTCTTGTTGAGTTAGTTCAACTTTATAAGGCATATCTACTAGAGCTATACCTATTTCTTTAAGATGTTTAAACCAAACATTGGCATCAAATTCAACAAGCTTATCAACATCAATTGAGATTACTAATTCTTTTCCCAGGGTTTTCTTTATATGCTCCTTTAGAAATCTCTTCTTTCGTGAAGCCTGTAATCTCTCTAATAGTTTCATAGTATTTTTCAAATTTAGTTGGATTTTTTTGAACATAATCTAATAATAAATTAGCATAATGAATAAAATCTTTCTCTTTAGTTATGCCATCAGAATAATATTTCCAGGTCTTACCTATGTATTTTAATACCCTAAAATACATAACTCTTACTACAAAAAGATATTTTAATCTAATATCTTCCATTCCATTTTCCATTCCCTCTTTAATTTCTTGAAATTGAGAAGTACAAATAGAATGAATTTCTTTATCAGAAAGGTGAGAGTACTTTTCACCTTTTTCCTTTATAAATTTTTCAACTAAATCTTCTATTGTGTAATACATTATACTATCTTATTAAGTTGAAAAAGGTATTCCTGTCTATTTTCTGAAGGATATAAAACAGGAAGAATTATAAAATTGTTTTTTCCATCCTCTTTAAGAAACCCTTTATCAATTAAACTTCTTAAATAGTTTCCTAAACCTCCTGAAGATATACCTAATTCTTCTCTTACCATTTTTCTAGCTGAAGTTCCAAATCTGTCTGTAGCTATACTCCCTTCAAAAGACATAAATACAGCTAAAACTTCAATTTCTTTTGGTGTTAAATTCACTGGTAAAAACACATTAACAATAGTTAAATGCTTCTCATAATATTGTCTGGTAGGCAGGGTTAATTGCTTTTTAATTATCATCATTTCTCCTATACTTTTAATTATAATGCCAAAGTTAATAAAAATATTAATATAAAAGTTAAGAAAACAATTTAATTTTATTAAGAATTAATGTTAACTATGAGATACCCTATTATGTTAGTAAAAATAAAAAACCCCTAGACTAAGTAAATAATCTAAGGGTAAAAACAAAGTACATATAAAAAAGAAAATTAATATTCAGGACAATTGCAGGTTTTAAACTTCATTCCTTGCACAATGATAATACTAACTCTCCATCTGCCATTAAAGATAAGTCCTTTAAGAGGAACTCTAGGGTCATCTTCCTCTCTACCCCTCATCTCATTTAACCTATACCTTTCTTCAAAGGCTTTCTTATTAGTCCCAATCTGTTCAAAAAAACCTTCAGACTTCCAATAGGAATCTTCTGTGTGACCTTCCAAGTCCTCAACCTTGTAAAATGTGTTTAGTGCCATAGTTTCCAAATTTTTTGGTAAAGATAATAAAACTTTTGAGTAATACCATATAAAAATAAAATTTTTTATAAAATTTTTTGGAACTTACACTTATTGCAGAACTTACATACTTACATAGAAATTTTTTTAGGGGAATTGTAAATGTGTATATAAAATTTTTTAGAAAAATTGTGGATGTGTAGGCTTAAAAAAAATTTTTTATAAAATTTATGGATGTGTATGCTTCCCTATGCAACACCCCCACTCTTTTTTGGGAGAGTCTATCCCCCCTGCCTTTGTATGAACAAACTAAATTTCACTGCGATGAATAAATTAAGAAGATTAAGAGACCTTTTAAGTACACCTAACATTCCACTAGAGATTCTGTTGTATGTTATTATACTATGGATTCTAGTGTTGATTGGGTTAGTATGATGTATCATACTAACCAGTGTCTCTACTGTACACTATGTTATGATACATAGTGTATAGTGGTATATACCTTATATGTATATAATACACAGTTCAAAACCCTAACTCTTTCCTGGCGATATTGCCAAATAATCATCTAAATACACACAAGATGAACAAGTTATTCAAAGTGGAGTCTTCTACTCCAACAAAAAATGGAAGTTTTTGCAACAAATTGGTTGCAGAGGTATTAACAAGTGTTAATACTGCCTTTGGTATCACTGAAACCAAAAGTAAAGAAACCTACTACCTCTTCACAAAGGAAGAGAACCAAGTAGGAAAAGAGGGAGAATTACCTCTTGATGGGTTTGACATAGTTGTAAAGCCTTATGTCTTCGTGGATGAAGATAGCAAGGAGACTGTGAATGCAGAGCTCAAATACTTGTACCCTAAGAAATAGGGGTACAAGTACCAAGGAATACAGGACAATAGTTCTGTGTTTCTTTTTTATTTTTATTACTTTTAATTAAATAAAAATATACCCAGTTCAAGACCCTAACCCATTTCTGCGTGTATAAGAATGGAGTTGCAAATCCACCTTATAATCCAACTTCGTATGTACATTTTATGAGGTTTGGTAACACTTAATGATGTACCTTTAAATGGAGAGAAATCCATTCAACTAGGGAGGATACCCAAGCCTAGAAGAAAAGAGATAGTTTAATAACTGTCTCTTTTTATTTAAAGATATACCCAACTCAAAACCCTAACCTATTCCTGCCATAACAAATAATATGGTTCATTAATTTATTAATTCATTTAAAACCAAGAAAATGAGAAAATTGTTAAAAGTTGAGTCTAGCAATGTGACCAAACACGGTCACTATTGCAATAAATTAGTAGGTAAAAGTAGTACATCAGTGACTACTGCATTTGGAACTACTGAATCAGAAACCAAAGAGACTTATTACCTATTTACAGGTAATGAAAATCAAGTAGGTTTTGAAGCTGAATTAGATATTAGTTTATTTGATTTAGTGGTGAAAAAACACCCATTTGTGGATGAGAATAATCAACCACAAGTTGCAGATTTAAAGTATCTTTACCCTAAGAAATAGGACACAAGGTAAAATGATAGCAAAAGTTATACTAAATGTGTAACTTAGCTATCATTTTAACTGTTATTTTAGGTAAAAGATAAGTGAAATCTCTCGTAAACCCTTGCCAATAGACACCTGCCACTTTTTTACCCGTTTTCAATTTCCTCATATTCCACTTTAGTTTTATTAATAGCCTTTTTTTAATAAATAGAGCCTTAACCTTTAACCCTTTAAACCTTTAAACTATGAACTGGTTACAATATTTTTTATCCCCTTGGGGAAATTTTGTGTGTGTGTTGACATTTCTCATCATTATATGGATTATAAATGGCATTTTAGCCCTTCTATTTAATGATAAGAAATAAAGATTTTTGCAAGGAACTAGGCAGGGAGAATGAAGAGTCTTATGATAATTAGAATCCCTGTCTAAGCTTGTGAAATAAACCTTAAACCTTAAACCTTAAACCTTAAATCTTAAACCTATTATAGA